TGTACCATCTGAGCCGTTAGGCGATTTTTATTATCGCTATGAGGATCAACACTTTGTCGGAGCTGCTGGGGTGATCCAAGAGGGGAAAGCAGTTTTTCCCTTCTTGGTCGGGTGTGGGCGAAGCGCCGCGACGTTGATGTTATTTTTAAGTTGAATGATTACGACCAGTTAATCGAAGTATAAAATGTTGCCACCCAAAAATAGACAAACAAAAAGGGCTTAGCATTGCTGCTAAGCCCTTCTATAAATTGGTGGAGGCGGCGGGACTTGAACCCGCGTCCAGAAAGCCTACATTCTAATTGTGGGGGTTGCAAATCAAAGGTTTACAGTTAAAACAAAAGGTTAAGTGTTGATTGTTGGCTGGTTCTTGTGGTGTTCCGCGCGCTGCGTGGGCAATTTGTGGACATTTATAATAGATTGGCTATTGGGTTTTTGGTTATGGCGTCGTCTAAGTGATCGGGTGCAAAGTGGGCGTAACGCATGGTGTCTTTAATGTCAGCATGGCCTAAGATTTGTCTTAACACTAAAATGTTACCACCGTTCATCATAAAATGACTGGCGAATGTATGACGCAATATGTGGGTCATTTGTCCGTCTGGGAAAACTAAGCCGGTTCGTTTTATTGCTCGTTCGAATGATCTTCGGCATGGTCTGAATAATGGACCACGAACGCGGGGTAACAAGTCGGCTAACCCTTGGGCTATGGGTACAGTTCGGTTTTTCTTCCCTTTAGTTTTTACAAAGGTAATCCGGTTGTGTGCTATTTGACTGCCTTTGAGGTTTTCGGCTTCTGACCATCTGCAGCCTGTTGCCAAGCAAACCATGACAATCGTTACCAGGTGTTCATATTCTGCATTGCGACATTCGGCCAACACAATGGGGATTTCTTCTGGGTAGAGATAGGCCAGTTCGGTATCTTCAATTTTGAATTGAGGTAAACCGTCCAGTGGATTGGGTAAAGTCCATTCGCCAAGGCGTTTTAATTCGCTAAACACCGCATTTAAGTAGGCATGTTCGTGATTGATTGTGTTTGGCTTTACTTTGTTTTTCTTACCTTGAAAATCTTCTATCTCACCATCCAGTCGCATTTGTCGATAACTGGCAAAATCATTGACTGTCATCTTGCTGGCTATTGGGTCTCCCATACCAAAGCAAGTCAGTTCTAACTTTCTTAAACGCGATTGCGGCTGGGCTAGTTGCTGGCCGTGCAAGTCATACCAACGTTTAATCAATTCAGATAGTTTGCGGGGATCTTCCTTTTCACCAAGCCACGGTTTATCGTCTACCTGTTTTAATACAAAAGTTTCATAAGCGATTGTCTCGCCCTTTGTGGCAAAGACTTTTCTGATACGTTTGCCATCACGACCACCAAGGCGAAGATCTAACTTCCAAGGTTTATCGCTACCGTCTTTTAGATTTCTAACTGACATAAAGGCCTATCAATGAGAATTTTGAGGGATGTAGAAACTTTAAGGGAATGCTAAAAATGACAAAGCCCTCCAAAAAAGAGGGCTATCAGCAGCGCCATAGGGCTTGTCATCGCCAATTATGGGCTGGCTACTCACTAGTAGTAGTCTCGAGTGCTCCGTACTGGATAAACCCAGTGAAGCTGTAACAGGACCATCTTAACAAAATCTTGCCTATACGCAAGATTAAAAAGTTATAAGGTGCGACATTGTGTCGTATTGTGCGTATATGTACCAATAACATATTAAAGGTGCTGACTTAATTTTCCGAGGTTTAAACCATTGAGAGCACAACTATATACCTCCCTCATTGTTTCTCGGCTAAGGCGGTTAATAAAATAAACTCGCTTACCGCCAGCTCTTCCCATCGAAATAAGCTCAAGCCTGTCAAAACTAACAGAGTAAATCATATCTCCTTTTACCCAAGTTTCCTTACCTGATTCGAAAAACTTTAATTTAGGTAGGTGAGCTTGATCTAAAATCATGTGGTGAGGTTGCTGTGGTTCAGGTCTGACAGTGCTCAAACAAACCGCGGTAACCAGTTTATGACCGTTAGGTCTTGTTGCTAATATAATGACGGGACGTTTTTTTACCATTTCAGGCTCGATAAATCCAGTTGTGAAATCACACATCAAGATTTGTCCAACTTTGGGTGAATAACTTATTGGCAATTTTCGTACTCCAACAATCAAGTTGTCTATGTAATAAGAAAGTATTCAGGGAACTTAGATACTGCAAGTATGATCAAGAAAGCTGTGACAAATGCAAATAAGCATAACTCGCCAAAACTTCTAAATATCAGAAAATGTTTTTCCCCTTTTTTTACTCTTTCCCACTCATTCTTTAAGAGGTCATGACTCATTTTCTGAAACTGTGTAGCTGTTTGTTGGCAGCTTTGCCTATTTAGATCTGTAGTATCTTGGGAAACCACAAAAAGCTCTTTAAGAAGTGTTCTAATTAGCTCAATAAATACAGCGTCTTTTTTACGGTTAAGCTTGATTATTATTAAGTTACACCTAAATTCTAACTCTCTATAAGATACATTATATTTCTCAACACTCTCTATGGTCGATGGATTATGAAGTTCATATAAACAGTCGTATGAACTTTGTAGAGCAATAGCTAAATCAGACCTTATATCATCAATCCATTTTTGCCTAAATTCAGATATTTTGTGTTCTTTTGCGATGACGGCTGTCGTTACTGCGACTAAAAAGCCAATAAACGCGACGACAATTGGAACTATGATTTTTGATGAAAATAGGGTTTCTATGCTCAATTGGTTACATCTCTACTATAAAAATACAGGATATGCGTTTTTGGTGTTTGTAATTGACATTTAAATTATTGAATCCTGCCTTGCGTTGCACGAACATCAACAACAGTCTTATTTATCGTATCGAAATCACATTCATAGGTGTAATGGGACCACGCACCAAAACCATTTTGCATTTTTATTTGGTCACCGATATAAGTGATAATGCCGTTTGACTGATTCACCCAGCGGTAATGACTAAAGCGAGGCGTAGCAAAACCGTCAGTCCATTCGTAAGTATATTTAGATAAACGTTCAATAGGTGATTGGCAAATAGCCCCAGCATAAATAATGTGCTTTTCTGCCAAGCACGTCAGGGTTTGCTTGCATTCTATCTCTTTTTTATCACCTATTTTAGCCGTTACATCATCCGGATTTTTTTCAGGGGAACTGAGATAAGCAATGGCAAAGAAAGCTAACCATCCGAACGCAATAACTTTTGATTTAGTTGAATTACCTTTACGCAATGTAAACCACGCGAATATATAAGGGGCAATAAATACACCAACCCAAAATAGCACTTTCAAAAACATATTCGTATTTGGTTTACTTGCTTTTAGTTCATCAAGTTTGATTTGCTGTTTACGGTTATGATCTTCAATTTTAGCCGCAAAGCTTATTTTTTCTTTGGGAACATCTACATGTTCGCTGTTAGCTATATTATTGCTTTTATCTAACCATTCAGAAGTATCAACATTTAATGTAATCATCCACTCTTGAAAGTCATACCTGTTAGAGCCAACTTTGATCATGGTAGAAATATTACTTTCTTTAAAGTCTCTTTCTGCTTGGCGTTCCTTGCAAATACCATTGATATAAAAGTTTTCACTATCTTCATCAAATAGCACTTTGTTTACAGTTATATTTCTTCGGGATTTATTGCCTTTAAAATCGGTATAGCTAAATTCAATGTCTTTAGTCTTACCTTGCCAAATAACAACAGCGCTTTCCACGGACATATAAACTTCCTTGTTTTTAATTTATTAAGATTTTTGTAAAACAGATACCACTTTGCCGACTATTTGGGTGACGCTTGGGTCAACTGGGTAGCGTTCACCATCTTCTAGTAGATATATTTTACCGTCGGGTAATAACTTAAATTCACCAATTTGATGGGCTTCATTTACTTTAAATAAATATTGTCCTTGGTTGGCTTGGTTTTGAGTTGTATCGATAAACAACAGGTTTTCATGCTGTTTAACCACCACACAATCTTTATGGCCTTTGGGCTGAAAGTGATTAATTAAATTACTGGTGGCTTCAATTTTTTCATAGGGCGCCAAATGGCCGTTATCGATGGTGTAAACCTGAAGTACGCCGCGGTTATACGCTAACGTAGGTTCAGCCACTCGATTCACCTGTTCAGAAAAGTGCGTAATTGTTTTGCCCTTTATTTTAGACAGGTCACCAACCCCAAAACACAGGTATTCCAACGGCCAGCCAGTTAACAGATGAATCCTGATCAACAACTCGTGTGAGGTTGTATCTCTAGTTGTCCAAGTGGAAAGGGTTGCAGGCGTTACACCTATTAAGTCACTCAATTCGACACGATTTCTCACTTCAAAAAGACTGATTAATCTTTCTATTAAGACTTTCCCACCATCGCAATTTAACGGCTTGCTTAGATTTTCAAACAATTTGTCATGTTTATACTTGACGTATCCACTCATATGATCAACAATCCACTCGTTAGCAAAATATTCAGTATCAACCAGCCGCCACAGCGAAATGATACTGAACACAATTAAATAAAAGGATACCACCAAATGAGTTCATCTGCATTTCAAATTGCCGCCCCTTTCGTGTCATATGAAGAGTACGCCCGTCTAGCGGGTATTCCCGTTGCCACAGTGCGTAATCTAGCGCGTGAAGGTCGCTTGCCAATCCGCGTTAAAACCCGCCCACAAGAGAAGCCATTCATCAATATGTTGGCCCTAATCAAAGAAGCTGACGGCCAGTTTGCCGCCGAGTATCCATACCAAAAGGCCTAGCCTTGTCATTTGAGTGATTGTTTGTCATTTGAATGTTAGCAGAAAAGGATTTTAGCGAAATGTATACGCAATTGAGCAGTACACAATTTGCATCACAGCCACACGTCGTCGGCGCCATGCGCCAGTTTGCTACGGATGAAGTGATGAAAGACGTTGCAAGTGAAGCAGGGATGAAAAGCAGTCAGGTTTTACGCAATAAATTATTACCCGAACAACCGCACCAACTCACGGTGCATGAGTTAGTCGCTATCGCTAAAGCCAGCGGAAACCGCTGCATTATTGATGGGGTGTTATTGGATTTGAACTGTATGCCATCCGTTTGCACTGATGATTTTGCAGATGCCAACAAGATGACATTAACCGATCGCGCACTTGATATTAATGCGAACGCCGCGCAACTGGGCGCATTGGCATTAGATGCCAAAGCGCAGCGCAAAGTAACTGCAACGATGCGTAATGAAGCAATAAAAAGAGCGAGTTATGTAATGACCGAATTAGCGATATTTATGCACGACGTTGAACAGAAGTTTCAAGCAATACCTGTTTTGTCAGTTGCATTTGATGTGATGCCCACACCGGGCTTTATGTAAGAGGAAATGATGATGTCTTTAGCCAGAAAACAGCCATTACCGCAAATTGATAACCGCGCAATACCCGCAGCAAACGAGCCTCATGGCGATGTTGGCCGCAGTGCTATTGCAGCCATGCGCCAAATGCTAGGTAAAACCAGTGCCGCAAGCCAGTTCGACAAATTGAGCTCACAACAAAAAGCATTAGTGTTTTTTGCTGCACGACTGAAACCGAGTGAATACATTCACCGCCCACTATTGAGTTTGTCGACTACTGAACGTGAAGCCGTTCGACAGTCGTTAATTGCTTTAACGGATTTAGGCCGTGCATTTTGCAACATGCCATTAAGCCGTGAACAGTTTATTTCGCCACGTCAAACCGCACTGTCGACAAACACGAAAACCCCAAACACCGCAACGGCCAGCCAGTCTACGCCTATTGATGATGCGTTGAGCCAAATTAGCCAACAAGCACAAACATTAATGAGTGAGTTAGAACATGGAAATAGCACTGAACACTAGACACAAAAAAGCCACAACTGCTGAAACAGTCGTGGCTCGTATCAAATCGGTAATTTTTGGAGATTACAAGATGATGAAATCAAGCATACCAGCATCTAATCCTTTTGCGCAAGCAATTGCAGCAGAAGCTAATCGCGTTATACGCACACTACAGTTACCCAATCCAGCTGATCGCACTGCGGTTGAGTCTGTACTTGAGTCACTAAAAGCCGTTGCCGAACCTATGGCCCCTGATTTAGCCCGAACGCTCAACATCCGCTTAGTTGCTATTCGCAACAACATTCAGGTCAACCAAATTCAATGGGGTGCATAACTATGGCTCATTTTACAACGGTTACACCAGTTCAATTCGATTTAACTAATCCACAGCATTTAGCTATGCGCAAATTAATGACTGATATTTACAGCCGACACACGCTGGCATTCAATTGTCGCTCTTTTAACACCATGAAACGTTATGAGGGTATGGCGCAAGGCCTTGAAAAAGTTGCGCTGTATGTATTGGTTGATCACACGCTGCACACATTATGTTTTGAATTGTCTTGTGCGCTTTATGCCCAGCAAGAATGTTTGTTGGAGGTGGCAGCATGAGTTTAAAAATAAACCAATATTTCGACACTGAGTTCGGTGTGGTTACGGTATCAGAAAGCTTTACAAAATTTGGTTTTGATAAACCTCAAACAGAAACAGTATATAAACCACATGACTATAACGGCTGGGGAATCACTCGCACTGTTAATGCCATTGAGGTACAGGACTTCACTCAAGCCGATGCGGAATTTTTTGCCAGTGTTGCAGAAGAAAAACTGCGTATTAGCCGCCCAGTGGAGAAAGTCGCATGAGCCGTTATATGCCAGAAAGCCTGCGATTATTTAACCGCACTCATAATCGCCCAACCGCAGCAACTAAGCGCGAACGTAGCGCAGAGTCTAAAAAACGTTGCACCAGCTTACGAAAAATTGAAGACATTAAATTAGCCAGAGAAATGGGGCTAAGTCTGCAAGAAATGGGGGCGCTATGAGCATTCAACATTCAGCAATAAAACAAGTTCAACTGTTAGTTCAATCAGAGTTAAGTGATTTTTTTTCAGGGCTTGAACAGCCTGGCGAACCTACAAATGCCAAAGAAATGAACCAAACGTTGCAGTCATGTATTAACAATATATTTGAAGAGGCTGAGGAAAAGTGGTTCTCACATCCTAGCAAAAACCTTGTGTGGATGACTCGAGAAGAGTTCAGCAACAGTTTAGCGTTGCAAGAAATGTCAGTTACAAGTTTAAAAGATTTGATGAACTTCGCAGCCGCCAAAGCTAATGCATCTAAAGACGATGCAATGGCCGACTTTTTAATTAATGACATATATAAAAGCTACAACCGCCTTAATCTAGATTATTTGAGATGGAATGGGTTATCTACTGCTTGCATAAATGAAATTAGCTTGCGGGGTGAAGCATGACACAGCACATTAAAACGCCACGTTCAAAGTGGGAATTTAAAGGCGAAAAAGACCCTCATGGTAATCAATATCAGTGTGAGCGCGGTGATCTTGTTCTTGGTGAGTTAACCGACGATGAAATGGCTAACGCCGTTTTTCTTCACGGAGACAATGCACTCCCTATAGCAAGTCGCTTTTCAGGTGAAATAAAGGCGCCCATTGTTTATTTAACAGCGGCAAAAGACCGCATTAGATGGTTGTCTCGTCAAAACGCGAAGTTAGAAAAAGAAATACAGCAATTAAAGGATTCGGCGCCACAACAAGATTTAGTATGGATGACTCGCGAAGAGTTTAACCACTACACAGCCATTCAAAAAATGAAGCCGGTGAATTTAGATTTTATTCGTGAATTTGCACTGCGCGAAATGCAACGCTCTAAAGCTGCTATGAACTCAAGTTTTTATATTGGTGATGAAGACGATGGTCATTTCTTTAAAGTCGATGCACTTGAGTGGGGACTATTAGCCAGAGGATTGCAACGCGAAATTACCAAGTTAGGTGGCCTATGAAACAGCCCGCCGCTTTTAAACATCTGCTAGCTCATTTTCGTGGAACAAAAAACGTAGTAGGACAAACATTACTTATAAACTCTACCTGTTCACTGGCTTGGCAAAAACGCACAAATGAGTTTGCATTAGCCAAGCATGTTGGCGCATTAGAATGCCTTTATTGGCAAGCAATGGGCAATGGCCTTATTAATCTTGCAAAAGGTATTCGCCGTTATACCCATAAACTAAAAGCTCACGTTAAGGTCGATTGCTTGTGATTAGCCAAGAAGACCTAACCCGCAAAGCTGGCGTCGATACGTCAGCTTTTTTTACCACTTATCATTCGCAAGTTGATTTGAAGTGGTCGGCTAAAAAAGTGGCCGACTTACCCGAACACATCGCGGTGAGTTTGTTCGCCACGTATTGCTATAAACGTCGCGCCTTGAACACAGGCCGCAGTGCAAACATTTGGTTGCGCAAACGCGTTAAATCATTAACTGAAATTATCAATCAATTCCCTATCCCTATATTTCATATTAACACCGAAGATCGTCGCCAGGTGATTGCTACCGAATGGGCAGACCGTTGCACCACCACATTAAACAACATGACCGACTTCGGTAATAAACAGATTGATGCGCTTGAACTGTTATTAGCCATCAAACTACCAGCTGATCAATGGGGCTTTTGTCCTGCACTGCCAGACTTTAATCATTACGAAGACAAAAAAGCCCAAGGTGTTTTTGATGAAGCGCCAGCCATGTACAACCTAATTGCAGGTGCCATTGCCAGGTTAACAGATGAAAACTGGTGGCTGCGCAAACTCAATAAAGCCTATTTACATTATCAAGAACATGCGGCGATTATCATCGGTAAAGTGCGTAGCGGCGTATCGCCTTATGTAAGCAACCACGCCTTTAAAGAATGGCAGCAACGCAAACAAGCCGCAGCCGCATGGCTGAATGAAATGCGAGTAGTCAATGATGAACACGGATTAGAACTGTCGTTAGCCGATGCGGTTGCAGCATCAGTTGCCAACCCAGAAGTGCGCCGCGCTGAATTAATGGTAAGGATGCGAGGATTTGAAGACCTCGCCATAGAGCAAGGTTTTGTGGGTGAGTTCTACACATGGACATCACCTAGCCGTTTTCATAGCTGGAAAAAAAGCATTAAAGGCCCAACGTATTCTAATAAAAAATACGATGGCGCTAATCCAAAAGAAACCCAAGCGTATTTGTGCCACCAGTGGGCAAAGTGTCGCAGCAAAATGGCCCGTGAAAACATTGAAGTGTTTGGTTTTCGGGTAGTTGAACCACATCACGACGGCACACCACACTGGCATTTATTATTGTTTTTTAAACCGGAACAATTACGCCTCGCCCGTTCAATTATGCGCAAATATGCACTTGAGCATGACAAACATGATTTAGCCCCAGCCAAAGGTAAAAAAAGCCCACGCCACCAAGGTTACAAACCTCGTTTTGATTTTAAAACCATTGACCCAGCCAAAGGCAGTGCCACAGGTTACATCGCTAAATACATTGCTAAAAACATTGACGGCCACATGGTAGACGATGATCACGAAGCAGAAACCAGCGGCAAGCAAGGCGCGCGTAATGTCGCGGCGTGGTCTAGCACTTGGAACATTCGCCAGTTTCAACAAATTGGTGGTCCATCAGTAACCGTGTGGCGTGAACTGCGCCGTTTACGTGAGGCCATTGATTTTGACGACGTGGTTGAACGTGCCCGCAGCGCAGCAGATGGCAGTAATTGGGCACGCTATGTTGAAGTGATGGGCGGTACGTTTTGTAAACGTGCTGACAGACCGGTGCAACTGGCTAAAGCCATTCAAGAAACCACCAATGTTTATGGTGAAGAGGTATCAAAAATCATGGGCATACTGTCTCAAGAAAATCACACCACTATTAATACTCGTTTAGACGGCTGGGAAATCCGCAAGCCGCAGGCCGATGTACATGTGCAGAGTGCAGATGAACGGGCTTTTGATGTGGCTTTTGATTTGTCTTGTGATCTTGATTCTAAAAGCGGCGACAGCCGCGCACCTTGGAGTTCTGACAATAACTGTACGCAGTCGATTAAAACCCCAAATAGTGATCGGATTTTAATAACCGAGGGCAAAAAGTTAGGGTTAGATAATCACGACCTTAAACGCCTACGCGCGGGTTCTATTATTAATTCGGTTGTTAATGGTAAAGAGCAGTTTATTTATATTCGCCAGGGCATGTTACTGGTGAGTCGCAGACCACCCAATGCACATCAAGCCCATAGTGATTGGGATGATCCTGCACTTAATTCTCAGTTTGATGCTTATACCCGCGCTAGTACCAAAGCCAACACCCAAGTGTTGCGCCAACAAGCGTGGCGGGTGGTTGATGGGTTAACCGATGTTGATCAATGGCTGCAAGAAATGGACATCGACACCGCAAAACAGGCACTTGAGCAATTAGCTGAAATAGTTGAACTGCATAAGCGTGAAAAATACGCCGCGCCTTTTGTATATCAAGCAAAAGAAACCAGTACAGCATTTGATGATGGCGAGGACGACGATGCCGATTTTTAACCGTAACAATCCAGCAGACCTAAAGGCCATAGCCGACGCACAACAATTTACCGTTGAATGTTTAAATCGCTATCAGCTTTGCAAAAAAAAATTAGACAGTGCGAATAAGCAAGCAGTTCGCCAGTGGTTGGAACGTTTGCCCGAAGATCAGCGCGAAAAGTGCCGTGTGACATTAAATAACATTATGGTCATGCGATGTAGGAAGTGAGTGTTATACATTTTAAAGTTAATGCATTGATTAATAGTAGGTTGCGCGTTTTTGGAATCATGTTAGTCATTTATTCCTAACATAAAAAACAGTCATTTTTTGTTTTAGCTTTTTGAATTTTGGAAAGGTTGTGCGACTGAAAATGTGTGGAGAATAACTAAGGCACCGCTATTGGTGTGCCTAATTATGAGAACATGAAAATGGATGACAAAATGATTTTAGTTGAGCAATTACAGATGTTGATTGATACGTATACTATGCAAACAAGTGAGTCTAAAAAAGATGTTGCGGTGTCGATTTTGGCGAAGTTGGTTGAGTACGAAGCAATAGATAAAAGTACATCAGACTAAAACAAAGCAAGTTCTTGTTGTAGCTCTTTACGTTGAGATGGTGACAGTGATTTGACTAATGCTGACACAACTTCAGTAGTGTTTTTAGATGAAGGACTCAGAGTGTGGCTAAACGATACGTTTGCAACGAATGTATGGCCACACTCTGGGTCAGAGCATGAACAATACAAATTAGCATGTGCCAGACTTAATCTGTCGGTTTTACCGATAACCGCTTTTTTACCGCAACTAGTACATAACACCCGCATGTCGATCTCCCAATCGTTAGAGTGCAAATAGTTTAAGCGATAACACTGTTTTTTTAAACAGTATACTTACATTGATTAAAAATAAATCATCATAATCTGCCGTAATTTTTTTACGGTAGGTGATTTTTTTATGATATCATCCGAGCTAATAGAGTACAAAATCGCTTGGAGTACAGTAATGTTAGCTAGATTTGAAGTCGAAAACTTTAAAAACTTTGAAAAAAAGTTTGTATTTGATTTTACTAAAACTAACAACTACGCATTCAATACTGACTGTGTAAAAAATAATATTGTTAATAAAAGTTTGATTTATGGACATAATGGAAGCGGGAAATCTAATTTGGGTTTTGCCCTCTTAGATTTGATTAGCCATTTGACGGATAAGCATCCTGGTTCATCGGGATATTCAAATTTCTTGAATGCAAAAAATAGCTCTGGATTTGCAAGGTTCAAATATAACTTTCGATTTGACTGCGGAAATGTCCAATATGAGTATAGTAAAAGCGATAAAGAAACTTTAATTTCGGAATCTCTTTATATTAATGATGTGCTCTTTGCTGCAATAGATAGAAATAAAAACACAATAGCAAATTTTAATATTGATGGCGCAGAGAATTTAGTTAGGGATATCGGTGATTCACAGATTTCCATAGTCTCATACATTAAAAAAAATACAGTACTCACACCTAATGATACGAATAAATGTTTTTATAAGTTTGTTGAATTTGTTAATGGAATGCTTTTTTTTAGATCTTTAGAACAAAATAATTATATTGGATTTGAACAAGGGTCAACTACTATAACTGGAGACATAGTTGAAAGAAAAAATGTAGAAGATTTCGAATCATTTCTTAATGAAGTTGGAGTAAAATGTAAACTTGAAGTAATTGAAGAAACGGATAAACCTGGTTTAGCTTTTTCATTTGGTTCAAAACTAATCCCTTTTTATGAGATAGCATCTCAAGGGACTAAGTCTTTAGCATTGTTTTATTTCTGGTTACAAAGGCTCAGAGGTAGTGAATCAAAAGTAACTTTTCTATTTATAGATGAGTTTGATGCTTTTTATCACCATTCATTATCAGAAGCTATTATTAAAAGATTACGTGAGATAAAGTCGCAAGTTGTGATCACTAGTCACAACACATCTGTTATGACTAACGAGCTTTTAAGACCTGATTGTTATTTTCTATTGAAAGAAAGTGGTATCGAATCTCTGTCAAATAGTACTTCTAAAGATTTGAGAGAAGCTCATAATATTGAAAAAATGTACAGAGCAGGTTCTTTCGGTGACTAATACAATATTGTTCGTCTTTGAGGGCGAGAAGACAGAAGTTTGTATAAAGAGAAGCATGGCACAACATTTTTTCAACGATGCTACTGTAATCGTTGGTGTTTTCTGTGGGGAAATTTATAGCTTATATCATACCTTGCAGAAAGATGAAGATTTAGAGCTTTTTTATATATTAAAGGAAAGATCCCAAAATAAGGAAATCCTGAAACATATCGATTTTTCAGATATTGCTGAAATATATTTGTTTTTTGATTATGACGGGCATGTACCAACAGCATGTAATGTGAAATTACAGAATATGCTTGATTTTTTTAATGAGGAAACAGAAAAGGGAAAACTTTATATAAGTTATCCTATGGTAGAGTCTTTAAGACATTTAGATGACTTAAGTGTTTATCAAAATCTAGTGTCTAAAATATCATTAGGGAAATCATATAAAGGTATTACTAGTAGAGAGGGTGATAAAGTTTTTTTAAATCTTACAACATTAAAAATAGATAGTTGGAAACGTTTGATTTCTGCAAACTTACAAAAAGCTAATTATTTAGTGAATGATGAATATTGTATGCCAACAACTTTATTACCTTCTGCCCAAATATTTATGAAACAAAAAGAAAAACATATTGTTGCCGGCGATGTGGCTGTATTGAGCGGTTTTCCGCTATTTTTATTTGATTACTATGGAGTGGCCAAAATTTCTAAGCTAATTTGATTCCATATCAAAAACCAATTTTAACTTGCCGCCAACTTCTGGGTCACGTTCAACCGCATTGACAAAATTGTTAATCAGCGGTCGAGTCTCATTTTTAAAATAAACCAAGTCATATTTTGCAGGGTCGCCAAGGCCAGCAGTGTTCGCGGGGATAATGCCGGCTAAGCCAGGCGGAAAACGATGAGCATTTAATACGTCTTGTGCCGACACGTTCTTCACGTTCATAAACTCGTCTTTACTTTCAAAATTACCCACGGGGATAATCTGCAAGCCTTTTTCTTTACCGTTGGGAATATTCACAAACAGTGATTTGAAGTTACCCACGCCTTTTGAATCTTGAATTTTCTCTTTGATATCCTGTTCAACATCAGGGTCTAGGTTCGGGTCAGTGGCATACATGATGAAACCCATGTGGGCACCGTTGATGTAATATTTGCGTCTAAACAAAGTGGCATCTTCATTGAGCAATGCTGCCTGCAAACCGCCTAAATAATCGGGGCAACCATAAACCTGTTGCACAGGGTCATACTGACGAACCCAAATAATATCTTTAGCCTTGTAACGCTTAAATTGTTGGTCACGTTCTAACACCACCGCGCCGCCATCCTTACCCACACGACTGCGATAACTGGGCAGCGGGAATAACCGCACAACCTGACCAAAGCCATTACGAATTTTCAACAACGCCACGTCACCAAACTGTACACAGTTTAAAAGCGCTGCACCCATTTCTTGAGCACTCATACCACCCGACACAAAACGAGACACGGCCATATTGGCGCGGCTTTGCACTATGCCGCCATGCTGGGCATTACGACGGGTAAGGTTAGCCAGTAATTGTCTATCAATCGGCGGTTCCCAATATTCGTCGCTTGAGTTGTAATAAAGCGAGTCGTAATCAGTTAGCCACATATTAGGCATCACTTGCTCGGGCAAACTGAACACCACAGGTTTATTAATTTTTGGTTGATCCGCGTCGTTCACGGCTTCGTCGTTCGCCGCGGTTAGTGTTGCATTGCCCATGATGATGACCTTTTGTGTGCATGATTTAGAGGTTCGTTGATCACCGCATGGGCAATCGCAAAGAAAACGTCAGCGTGTCCGGTCACTTGGTCCCGACTCGCTTTAAAAGTAATGGCACCGCCTGAATCAGTTACAGTGCGCCTAATAGCTAAACAACTCATAGCAATGTCTTTGTGTGATGCGTCCCATTCAATACGGCCACCCTCAATCACATCAATCATCTTGAGTACTAAACGGGTTTTACTGCCAACGCTGTAATGAATCGCCGTGGCTTCGCGTGGGTAAAGCGTGCTGATAGAATCGAACACACCTGCACCCATACCCGTGGTATCCACGCCAATGTAAGTGACTCGATAACGTGCATACACCTTTTGAATTTCGCTAACGTGATGTGAAAAGTTTAAGCCGCGCCAATAGTGTTTTTCTAACACGCGAAATTTTTCACCTTTCTTTTCACCAGGTGCAACAACAACCAAGGTGGCATTGTCGCGGGTGCGTGATGGGTCATAACCCAACCACACTTCACGGTTATCAAACGGCCGTGCATTTTTGGGTTTGTGGTCCTGCCATTTGCCAGCATCTATCATGCATTTTTCAAGGTCGCTGAACTTAAACACGCTGTCAGCATCATCAACAAAAATGCACATAAACAGATTATTAAAGTCGTTGTCGTTGTACTCGTCGCGCAGTTCGTCAATATCAAACAGGCCACAGCCGCCACGCACCGCATCTTCAATGGTGACAATAAACCGCCATTGCTTATCTGGGCATAATCGGCCGTTGTCTTGCATTTCAACAAAGCCGGGAAACTCGACATATTCGCGGTCGGCTTTACCTTGGCGCCAGTGGTCGCCCGTCCAAAACGAATAACCCGGATGGGCTTTAGTCGATGGGGTTGAAAAGTAGGTTTTACGCCAACGGGTATGCGTGGCCATGGCAGAGGCTAACTTGTTTAACTCGTCAAACTTACCAATCCAAAAGTATTCATCAACATAAACATGGCCGTGATAACTCTGTGCTGTTTTGCTGTTAGTACTTAAAAACCGCAGTTCAGCTTCACCGTGCGCCGTATTTAATACAATGGGGTTACCGGTTAATTCAACCTCAAAAAACTGTTGTGACATTTGCACAATGTAACTGCGGAATACTTCGGCTTGCGCCCGTGATGCTGACAAGAATATTTGCGGATCACCGGTTAACACTGCGTTTTCGAATGCCTCACCCGCAAAGTAAAACGTGGCACCAATTTGACGACTTTTTAAAATGTTACGAATACGATGATGCAGGTTGTCGTACATGGTTTTTTGATATTCAAATAACGATGCGTGCCAAGCGGCAAAGTCATCGGCAGTTAAATGGCTAACATCATTTTTACGCTTGCGGCCTTTGCGTTTGCTGGGTTCGTCACCTTGTTGGTCACATCGCTGATCACTGCTTTGCTTATCGCCGCCTTTACTACCTTTATTGTTAGCCGCTTTAGAACCAGAACCAAACGAATGCCCCTCACTGATTAAGCGCTGCTTTTTCAGCTTCACATGCTTTTCAATCAGCATGTCGAGCTCTTTAATCTGATTGCCCGACTTATCGCTAATGTCAGTCAACATCACGATTCGACGTGCAATAGCCTCGTCGACTTCCTCTTCACGCAACATGTCGCGCCAACAATATTTATCCGCCCAGTAGTACACCACCCTTGTAGGCAAATCGAGCTCACTGCGGATCTCGTCTGGTGTATAGCGGCGCAAATAAAGCCGTTTAGCAGCTTCGCGAATTTCAGGTGAGTAGGCCATATCACTCGGGGTAAATGAATAATGTAGCCAGTGTATTGACTATCAAGCCACTCATAACCCACTAAATATCGGCTAGATTCCGATAACGCAAAAATCGGAATTAGGCCGAACTTTGCCAAGTGATTGCACCTTGTAAAAGCCATAAGCTGTAGGCCTTGAAAGCAATATTTAGTTTTTAAACCAACAAATGGCAGGCAATAACATGGGCAAGCAAACTGGATGGGTTATCGCAGCAACTGAAGGCGCAACAGTCGACGGTCGCACTATCACCAAACAGTGGATTGAAGACATGGCCGCGCAATATTCAGTTGATGAATATACAGCGCTTATTTGGCCTGAACATTTCCGTTCATCTTGGGCACCGTTTGAAGGTAAAAACTGGGGCACAGTTGACGAAGTAAAAGCCGCTAAAAAAGATGGTCAGTTACGCTTGTTCGTTAAGTTAACGGCTAATGATTACCTACTTGCCGCCAACGCCGATGGCCAAAAGCTGTTTATGTCTATCGAGCCAAACATTGATTATAAAAGCACTGGCAAAGCCTATTTACAAGGCATTGCCGTGACTGACTCGCCAGCCTCAACAGGCACAACCCGCCTTAAATTCTCAGTCGGTGAAAACCACCACGACCACGAATACAGCCAATTAGAAGAGTTGCAACAAAGCGACTTCATTACCGAACAAGCAAAACCAACGGAAAAGGGTTTGTTTGCCATGCTACGCGATTACTTTACTCAGCCAGACACGGCAACCGAACCAACCGAGGAACCACCAATGGACAAAGCACAATTTGACGCCCTTATGGGTAAGTTTGAAACGTTTGGCACCAAGCTAACAGAGCTTGAAACCAAAGTGGAAACCTTTGGCAAAAAGCCAGAAAATCCAGCGCCAACGCCCGCAGAACCTGCAGCACCCGCAGCAACAGTAACAGATGAAACAGCGCCAGGTGTTAGCGCTGAACAGTTCAGTAAAGTAGAAACGCTGCTAACCGGCTTAACTGAAAAGCTAGGCACGATGGAAACCAAGTTCAACGCCCTAAGCAAAGAAACTGGTGGCCAAGAACCTGATCCAGCAGGTCTAGGCGATTCTTACTCAGTGGTTTAAGCCCCACTAAACCACTTTAGTCATTTATTAGCAGCGAGATAGCATCATGAATTTAACACCAATTGCACTAGCCTGTTTGCTTGCCTATAGCAGCAACATGGCAACCGGATATCAAACACCAGACGTGAGTAAGCAATTTAGCGTTACTGGCCCAATGGAAACCAAACTGCGCGCCGCCATTCTTGATTCAGTCGAGTTTCTAAAACTGATCACCACAATGGATGTTGACCAAATTAAAGGCCAAGTCGTTAGCGTAGGTAACACAGGCATTGCCACAGGGCGTAAGTCTGGTGGTCGCTTTACTACTGGGCAAGGTGTTAACGGTAATACCTATGAACTGGTCGAAACTGACTCTTGTGCCTTTGTCGATTGGGGCACATTAGCTGTATGGGCCAATGCAGGCAGTGAACGTCAATTCATGAAATTGATGAGTGAAAACGCCACTATGCGTTTTGCCCTCGACATTTTACGCATTGGCTTTAATGGTACTTCTGCCGCAGCAGACACGGACCCTACAGCTAATCCGCTAGGCCAAGACGTTAACGTCGGCTGGCATCAATTAGTTAAAACCAAAGCGCCAGACCAAGTGATGACAGATGCCATCTACTTTAACCCTGATGCAACAGGTGTTTTGAAAGATGGTGAATACAAAACGCTAGACGCCATTGTTACCGAAATTAAAAATACCTTGATCCCTGAACAATTCCGCAACGACCCACGCTTGGTTGTATTAGTTGGCAGTGACTTAACCGCAGCCGCTCAGACTAAGTTGATGAACCAAGCTGATAAGCCAAGTGAACGTGTTGCCGCGCAAATGATGGATAAATCGATTGGTGGTTTACGCGCTTACACGCCGCCGTTCTTCCCAGGTAAACGCTTAGTGGTGACATTGCTTTCTAACTTGCATTGCTACACCCAAAAAGGCACCCGCTCACGCAAGTCTGAAAACGTAGAAGACCGTAAGCGTTGGGAAGACAAGTATTGGCGCTTTGAAGGGTATGCCGTTGATGAAATGCAGGCATACGGCGCAATCGATGAAGCTGCAATGAATATTGGCGCAGCACCAACGGTTTAACCTTATTGCTAGGCACTCAATGAGTGCCTAGCACCAACGGTTTAACCTTATTGCTAGGCACTCAATGAGTGCCTAGCAAATCCTTTAGATAAAACGGGAAATTGTTATGTCAGCCATTGCCAATTTTAAAAAACGTCGTGAACAACAAAATCGCACTCAACAAAAAAATGTTGAAAAAGTCAAAGTACCAGCACCAGCACCAGAAAATGAAGCGCTTTGGTTATTAGGCAAACTGTTCAATTGCTCTAACGAATTAGCTATCGGTGCAGCAGAAGCGTTTGTAGGTAAAGGCCTGCACATTGTCGATGATGAAGTGCACATGTTTGCCGAAAATCCACATTATTTTGATCCAGCTAATGGTGATGACAAAACCGTAACCGCACAAATTACCACGGATGATGCCGGAAATATTACCGCCATTACCGAATCTGTTAACGACGCGACAGACTCAGTTAACCAAGCCTCTGATAGCGTGAACAATGCCGCTGACTCAGTGAGCTATGCAGCCGACAAGGTTGACCAAAGCGCCTCAAACATCGATGACAGTGCCAGTGACTTAGCGTATAGCGCCGACAGCATTGCCAATGCTGCGAACGATATTAAACAAGCGACCAGCGAACTAAAAAAGCCATCGGCGGCGCCAAAATCCTCGCCTGGCGTGAAGAGCGAAAAAGCAAAAAACAACTCGAAAAAGTAAGGCTAACGGGTAACGCAAAATACGCGCCCAGCTTGCACTTGCAGATGATAGAGCTAGAGGACGATGTAAAACGTCTTAAAGCCTTTGCCAGACGCAGCGACAAGATAGCCCATAAACGTGACGTGTTACTGCCAAAGTGGTTGCCCATCGTCACCGAGTATCTAGAAAAACTAGACGCTCAAACCGAAAAGGAAAGGTTAGATGATCATCCTATTTACGCTTATTGCACTATCTGGTTGTTTGATGTTGGCGACCTTAGCCGAGCTATTGAATTCGCGTTTCGCGCTATCGAACTGGGGCAACCTATGGCGGGCAGTATTCGTCGCCAGTGGCCCGGCTTTATTGCCGACACTGTATTTGATTGGGCAGAAGTGCAAGCGCAAAACGGCCACAGCATTGAACCGTATTTCAGCATGGTGTTTAAGCGCGTGGCTCATGATTGGAAACTGCCAGAACCGGTTACCGCCAAGTTTTACAAATTCGCGGGTTTGGCACTACTTAGAGCAACAAACGGCGACATTGCACCAACACAAGTGGGCGACATTGAGCGCCTACAACAGGCTGATGCGTTACTCGAAAAAGCCGCCAGTTTGCACAAGCATGCCCAGGTGAAAACCATTAGAAACAAAATTGAAATGCGAATACGTGCGTTAGAGGCCTATGGCTCACAAGAGATTGGCTCTAAAGAAAGCGGTTCGCAACAAGTTGGCCAAAAGCCAGCGTAACAACTCCCAACCCTCCAGTGCACTAGCCGAGTGCTTAACAGGCGACTGTTAAACAACACTACGACGCTAACTGCACTGAACCCAATTTGATGTATGCAACACAAAGGTGATGTATGAGCTTTGGATTTGACGCAGGACAACAAACAAGCATGGCTATCGACACAGATAGCGGCTGGCCTGCACTGTCAACTGGCGAATTTCGCCAGCATCGCCGCATACCTGAATTTTTTGAAGAGGCGGTATTAGCCGATTCGCTTAACCGCAGTGTGGCCGAAGTACAGCAACAACTTTTGAACTATGTAACATCCCCAGCAGCGACCGACAAGGACGTCACTTTTGCCTTAGGCGCCAGCCTAGCTCCTGATTTCAGCGAGCAGCAAATTAGCATTTATCGCGGGGCTGTTTATGCCCGTTCTCATGCCGATTTGCTGGGCTATTTTTCTGCTGTTGACCAAAAAGATGCAGGCAACAACAAAGCCCAAGATGATGCCCAGCAAGACGCCATTTTAGCGCAATCAACCCGCGCCATTCGTTTACTGCTTGGCCTTGGCCGAGCCGGGGTGCATTCGCTATGAGCCAGACAAAAACCCAATTACAACAATTAGCCGAGTTTTTGCTGGCTAGCTTGTCACCGCTAGTAAAAGCCAATGATCTCGACGCTTGGCAAGAAAACGGCACCTTAATATTAAGCGGCGAAGACAAAGGTAATGACGGTTATCAAGTGGCTAAGTGGAAACACAACGCCGTGATTGCGTTAGAACGTTTTCCGCATCGCCGCGTTAACCCTTACAACCTGTTAGCCATGGTTGCTGCCTTTTTAATTGACAGCAATTGGCAACGTGACGAATACGGCCTAGATGATCCGCAACTGGATATTGACGTGGTAAGCAAAGACCACGCGACAGTATTAATAGAGCTGCAGCTAATAGATGACATTGACTTAATACCCGACGAAACAGGCCCAGTAATATTTAACGGCGAACGTTATCGCGTGTCATTAGTGCCATTAAACATTGCTGAAACCGTAGACGTACAGCAAAAGACGGGTGATTTATGAGTTTAGTGATTAGCCCAAATAAGCACCAAGCATTGAGCTTAAAAAATCAATTATTGCTGCTATCGCTGCCAGCCAACAAGCGCACCCGTATTTTAAAAACGTTAGGCCGCTTTGAACGCCAAAAAGCCCGCAAGCGCATACGCAACCAAACCACGGTTGACGGTAGCAAGTTTGCCAATCGTGCCAATGGCAAAAAAGCCAAGATGCTTAAACGCATGGGCCGCACCTTAGAGCCGTTTGTGAAAAAGGCAAATCGCTTAGAACTGAAGCATAAACAAACATCTGTTGGCCGCATTGCCGCATTGCACCAAGACGGTGGCCGCGAAACCATGACAGCAGGGCGCATGGCACGTATTCACGGCATGGTTGATTACGACGCGCCAGCCACCCGCAGCCAAGCAAAAGCATTAATTGCCTTGGGCTACAAAACCAAAAAAACCAAAGGCAAAGGATATCGCCGCGCCACGATTACCGAGATTGTCGCCAACCTCAATCAACGCAAAGCAGGGTTTATTTTAAAAACACTGCGCGACAACTCACGTAAAACACGTTGGTCAATACCGGTTAAAGCGCGCCCGTTCTTGGGTGATAGTACCGACAATGTTCAACGCGAATTAGTAAAAATCATTGAATCAGTTAACAGCAAAAGAGGCTAATCATGGCACTAGGTAAAGTACAAGTTAACAACCTCAATCTAGGGCAAGGTGATATTGCTGCGATTGAACGACACTTTCTATTTATTGGCCGCGCAGGTGCAGCCGGTGAAGAAAGCCAACTGTTTAGCGTGAATGCACAAACAGACCTTGAAGACGCATTAGCCGACAGTGGCCTGCGCGCTCAAGTGATCGCTGCGCAATTAAACGCGGGTCAAAACTGGACCGCCGCGGTTTACCCGCTGGCAGATGGCGAAGACGTATTTGACGCCATCGACCGCAGCAATGAAGTGCAAAGTTTTGAAACCGTGGTGTTTTGCGACATTTCCACCATCGCCACCGATATCAGCGAAAAGCACGATTACTTGTTTAGCTTGCAAGCCAAACTAGGTCGCTTTGTATCTGGCCTTGTTGCAGTGCCAGGTATCGACGCGGCAACCCAAACATGGTCAGCCTATGAAGCCGCAAGCGTGGCACTCGTAACCGGGTTAGCTAATCACTTAGCCATCCCAGTACCGCAATTACACGGCAACAATGTGGGCGTATTAGCCGGGCGCTTATGTAACCACAGCGTCAGTATTGCCGACAGCCCAATGCGCGTGGCTACCGGAAGCGTAATGGGGTTAGGTGCATCACCAGTTGACAGCGCAGCCGCGCCATTATCACTGGCCACATTAAACACCTTAGCCGTTGCACGTTTTAGTGTGCCGCAGTGGTATTCCGATTTTGAGGGCACGTATTGGGGCGATGGTTCAACCCTAGACGCTGCAGGCGGTGACTATCAATACATTGAAAACCTACGTGTAGTGCACAAAGCCAGCCGTGAAGTGCGTGTGCTAGCCATTCGCCGCATCGCTGATCGCGTACTGAACTCAACGCCAAACAGTATTGAGCTAAACAAAGCTTATTTTATGAAGCCACTGCGCACCATGAGCAAAAGCTACACCATTTTAGGCACGCAGTTCCCAGGTGATATCACCCCGCCAATTGATGGTGATATTGAAATCACATGGCCGACCAACAAAAGCGTAGTGATTTACATGGTGGTTCGCCCGTACAACAGCCCGAAAGAAATAACCGTCAACATTATGCTTGACCTTAGCAATAACTAGGAGCCGCCATCATGCGTTTATCTGGAATGAATTTTAACGTCAACATGGGCGACATTATGGTCCAAGTTGATACAGCAAGTTTAAGTATTACCGACAACAGCGCGGTAAGCCAAACGGGTGGCGTGCCCGACGGCTATGTCGACGGTGACGTATCAGCAAGTGGTGAGCTAAGTGTGAATGCTAGCAACTTTGCGTTGATATCGAACGCAGCCAAAGCGGCCGGTTCGTGGCGTGCAATGAAAACGTTCGACATGATGTTTTATGCCAAAACATCGCAAGACGAAATGAAAGTAGAAGCCTTTGGTTGTCGCATTAAGCTAAGCGATATTTTAGATGTCGACAAAAAAGGCGGTCAAGCCTCGTTGTTTAAAATTCCGTTTGATGTAACCGACCCTGACTTTGTACACATCGATGGCGTGCCATACCTGCGCCCAGATGAAATTGAAAACATTGTTCAATAGGTGACATAAGTAATGGATGACGCCGACAGAGCAGGCATAGAGCAAGAACGCCTTGAAAAAGCATTCTTAGCCAAGCGAACCACGCCACCGCCGAGTCGGCCAAGCGCCAAACAGTGTATTGAATGTGACAACGACATACCTGAACAGCGCCGCCAATTTATGCCAGGTGTGCAGCTATGTGTTGAATGCAAAACGTTAAGTGAGTAGAAGCGATGAATAAAACAAAAGTAAATTTTGGCTTTATTTCAGGATTAGAAGGTGGCCCAACATGCACCGGCTATGTACCTGATCCTAAGTATTCAAAATCGGGCGTCACTATTGCCACCGGCTTTGATCTTGGTCAGCGCTCAGTTAACGATTTGCAAACGCTTTTACCACAAGCATTGGTGCAGAAGTTAGCACCATATTGCGGACTAACTAAACATGATGCAGTAACAGCCTTGCATGATACGCCGCTATCAATAACGCCAGATGACGCAAATCTGATTGATTTGTGCGTTAAAAGCCAATTACTTGAACAACTGCAGCATAGATACAACCGAGATTCTGTATTGCCTTTTGATCTACTAAAAGAGCAACAGCAAACGGTTATAGCGTCAGTGGCGTTTCAGTACGGCAATTTAGCCCGCCGTTGCCCTAACTTTTGGCGAGCCGCTACGCAACAAAACTGGCATCAAATGGCTATCGAATTACGTGATTTTGGCGACCGATACCACAGCCGAAGAAATCGTGAAGCGAACTATTTAGACATGGCGGGAATATAACATGGACTGGAAAGCAATTAGCGGAACCGTAGGCACTATCGCCGGAGCCGTTGCCCCACTTCTGGGTGGGCCTGTTGGTCTGGCCATTAGCATTGGCAGCCAAATTGCGGGTGCCCTCGGTACCGACAATACACCCGAAGCCGTTGAAGCCGCATTACGCAAAGACCCAAATGCAGCATTAAAACTGCAAGAGTGGGCCCAGCAAGAACGTGAACAAATTCGCCAGGGCAACATTGAATTACAACGCATCAGCTTAGATGAATATAAAGCAGATTTACTTGACCGCCAAAATGCACGCCACGAACACAAAGACCATTGGATGCCAGCCGCGTTAACGCTGTTATTACTCGGACTGTTTGCCGCCGTGTTATGGGCCTTATTTTACGGTCCGGTTATTGAAAGTAACCGCGATTTGATTGTGTATCTAGTAGGCAACTTGTTCACCTTGGTTGCTGGCGCCGTGACTTATTGGGTGAGCTCAACCAAAGAGTCGAGCGACAAAGACAAGTTAATGGGTTTAATCAGTAAGGGTAATGCGCAAAGCCCACCAATAAAAGGAGCTTAACGCATGGAATTAACCAGCTGGTTGCTAGTTACTTTGGGCATTGTTGGTGTATTGCTCACCATTGCAATGCCATTAATTGCCTACTTAAACAGTGTGGCCCACAAAACCAGTAACGAATTAAGCAACCATAAAACCCATGTAGCCGAAACCTATGCCACCAAAAATGATGTTAAGGACGTAGGCGACCGCATGGAACGCCAGATGCAAGCCGGATTCGATAACCTAAAAGAATTATTAACCAACAGAAATAACAAGGATTCAGCATGAAACAGCCAATCGTTTTAACCATCGCAGGTACTGATTTTACCTTTAATGTAACAGTGCAAGACCACAGCGACTTTGTTGACAGTGTTGCCCGTGGCGGTTCAATGACCGCAGCCGCACACAACATGGTAATGCGCACTATCGACAACGGCCAAAAAGACGACTTTAAAAAAGTGCTTGAAAGCTCACCAGGTGCCGAACTGCAAATAGCATCAACGTTAAAAGCTGAGTTTTCGCCAGTGTTGGAAATTGCCGTAAAAAAATAGCAGGGCTGATTGAATCGATTGATTCAAATCAGCTTGAGCAGTTCATGATTTTAAGGCGGCACTTATTGCCAAATGAAGATGATGAACCGCGAAGTTTAGCAAGGGCGGCTTGGTTGTTTAACCGCCAACGTGAAGACTTAGAAGCCATTATCACCAACGCAGTTTGCAAAGCGTTTGGTGGTAAATAGCCCTAAGCGGCACTTAAAAACAGGTAGAGCCCTCAGCGGTTCGTAAAAATTAGGGATTAACATGTCACTTAACCCGTTATCGTTCACAGTTAGTTTGATAGACCAAATAACCAAGCCGATTGCCAAAATCAGCAAAGGGTTAAATGGTTTGTCTGCTAACTACCAAGCCGGAACCATGCAAATGGCATCTGGTATTGGCGGTATTGCGGCCAGTGGTTATGCATTGCAAAACGCATTGATGCCAGCCATTGAAATGGATAGGGCATTAGGCGAAGTCAAATCTCTAGGGGTGCGTGATTCAGCCTTAAAAATGCTGACTGAAAATTCATACGATTACGCGCTTAAATATGGCAAGTCATCAACCGACTTTGTTAAATCAAGCTACGACATTCAATCGGCTATTGCCGGGTTGAATGACGC